TGATGCTGCCTGTGCAGTCGCACCGATACCAATTAAAGATAGTGTGGTTATATAACCTTCATCTTGAATCTGAGTATCAATTTCTTGAATTGTAGTATCAATAACTTCATCTTCATATTCAAATAACTCACACTTTAGTTCATAGACATAATTTCTCCCTAGTTGATAAAATGGTTGTTCGTGCTCAACAAACTTAACTTCAAATATTCTTTCGCCTAAAGGAAAATAAATTAAATCACCTTCTCTAGGTCTAATAGACAACACCATTTCCCCCCCACCAGTACCATCATCCAAAGCACTCATGAATGGGGATATAAAATCTTCAAATCTTTCTTTTGAAATAGTTAAAGTTAACTCATCTCTCAAACTCATTCCAAATTTAGTTAAAATGTCTCCAGCACCAGAATATCCATCATAGGTATTGAGATATGCCTCAAGATAAAAGTTATCATCAAATCTTGAAGATCTAACTTCTTCTATTATTGTTTTTTTATTAACAAATTTTCTTGGTATATAAATGACTTCTACACCATACATCTTTAACTGTTCGTTAATAAGATCTTGCACCAATCTTTGTTCGGATGCGGATCCTTGTAGAAAAAATGGGTTAAGTGCCATTATCCGATAAGATCGTAAGGTGGAAGTTCATGCTCTAGAGCCATGATTTGTTTTAGATTTTCCAACTCTTTTTCAGCATCTTCATATATCTCTCTACCATTTAACTCAATTCCACCTGGAAGTTTAACTCCCCTAAACTTGATTAGATTTTGTCCCCATTGTTTTTTGATGAGTGATGTTAAATATCTTTTCAGAAAACTATCATTATAAACTTTGGTGAAATCATTTGGATTTAAGATCCTATAACAATCCAAAATAAAAAAGTTTCCTGCAGTCTGTGCTCCCCAATCAATATCGAGATATAATCTGTTCTGTCTCTTGTTGAATCTGAGTTGTTTATCGGTTGTCAATAAGAAATCGATATCCGATAGATATGATTTAACCATCGAATATTGTAAAAGTTCAACTGAATTGAAATTATATAAATCATTTAAAAATAGTTGATATTTGATACTAAACATTCCGCCAGAAATGGAACTAGTATCAAACTTAAACACATTTTCAATGCCAATAACACTATCTGGAACTTGAATATAGTTTGAAGATTCGTACCATACACTTGATAATCCAGTTGTTGATATTGCAGTAGAAGTAACTATACCAGGACCAACTGGAGATTTTGATGTAGCTTTCCCAAGATCAATATCTTGTTGAGTAATGGCATGTTTTAAATACATCCTCTCAACGCCATCATAATGGCGTTCTTGAAAATATTGGAGAGCATCGTCAACTAAATCATCAATTTGATCATCATCTACATTTATTTCCAAAACGGGAGCTCCCAGCCTTCTCAAACAATAATCAATCAGTTGTTGTCTACTTGCTGGTTTCGCCATCTTTCCTACTGTTCAGATTTTTTGGATTTTGTTAGAGCATCATATTCATCTTGAAGATCTAAATTTTCTTTTAAAAGATCTTCTCTTTCTTTAGAAAAATCATTCGTTAAAGTTTGAAGTTTTGCTTCTAATAATATAACTTGATTTGTTAACTGGGATAATTTTTGATGATATAAAGATATTAAAACATTTACATCAACCTCACTTTTATTTTGTTGCATTTTTAAAAAGTTCCTCCATCAAGAGTTGAAGTCCATGTTGGTTTATTTGTATATATGGGAGTTACTGTAGATGGTATTGCGGAAATAGTTACGCTATTTTTTAGGATGTTATTAACCGTATTAAATGTTCCTTCAACGCCAATCACTGATACGTTAGTTGTGGCTGAAGAAGTTTTAACAACTCCATAAGCACCGCTAGATTCTTGATAGATAAGATCTCCTATGGTAACTGTTTTGGGTGTTGAAAATGCAAGTATTACTTCAGTCAAAGCGGTTAATATTTGTTTGGATGTTATTTCTGGAGATGCTGGATTATTTGTAGAAGTTTGCAGTCCGTCAGTACTAAAATAAACCACGCCATTGGCGTTATAGTCTGCGGTTTGATAGTAAATACCTTTTACATCCAAATATCCCCTCGTACCAGTTACGGTACTGTTGGCAATTGTTGCACTGGGAATATATGTCCAAGAAGATGCTGGGGCATAACTATCTGGATTGCTATCAGAATCAATATAACCAAAAAATCCAACACGTGCTGTGCCGCCAGTATAAGTCGGCGCCCCACCACCAGAATAATAGTCAAAAGCAATACCCCTATCTGTATTGGTATCGTATTCGTGAGATATTGTTAATTGTGTTGATGTTGATATTGCCCCAGTAGTATTTCCATTTAAAGTTACGACTTTAGATGAAGTATTGTATGAAATGATAGTTGAAATACCACTACCACCAGGTAAAGAAGCATTTCCAGAAATTTTATCTCCAGTATTAATTCCAATAACAGAATCTAAGGCAATTGTAGATACCCCAGATATTGCTGCCTGTATGACAGTTCTTACACTGGTAACTTCTCCAACACGAATGATGGGTTCATTGACTGTGACTGATGTGGAATTAACTGCGGTGGTAGTACCATCTACTTGTAAATCACCCTTAATAACTACCTTTCCACCATTATCCAATGAGTTTGGATATGGATCCAAATATAAAACATTACCAGAACCAGCACGGGTTGAAATAACATTAGATCTTATTACAATATCTGCAATATCGGCTCCCGTTGTTGCATTAAGTGTAGATCCAACATATAAACTTTTTTCAATACCAACACCACCATCAAAAACAACAGATCCAGTATCTTTGCTCAAACTATCAGTGGTATTTGCAAAGAAAACTTGAGATCCCTCAATTTCTAATCTATCATCTGCGGCTTCATCGTATCTTATCTTTAAATCTTTATCATTACCAAAACTCAAATATGTATCATCTGGAATATTAACCTGCCCAATTCCACTAGGATCTAAAATAATATCTCCATCTGTATTTGTTGAAGATAGTGTATTTAAATCTAAACGAAGATTATCTACATTCCATTGATCTACTTTTCGTGCAGCATCAAGAACCGCAACAATTCCACCATCACTATTCCTAGTGTTTGTAACACCAGCAATAGTACCTGGGGTATGCTCCATCATGGAGGCATAATAGTATCCACCAACAGGAAGTATGTTGCTACCATCATCACCAATAAAGATTCTATCTTTATATTGGTTTGTACCACCGTAACTACCAATACCACTTACGTAGGCAAGTTCACCCCAATTTAGGGTTGAGGGTGTTTGTGTTCCAGCAGATCTTTTGATCCTAATAATACTTGCCATTAGAAGCTACCTCCATTAATGTCTAAATTTTGAGTGTTTCCTGGGGTTAATGATAATGTAGCATCCCATTTTCGTGTTGTGCCATTATAAACAAGAACCATTCCATTCAACAAATTAGATGCATTAACATCACTCAATTCAGCCAATGAGAGACCTTGAGCACCAGCTAAGGAAGATATAACTTTGACAGCATTTTGTTGGCCAACTCTGACTTTGATGTCCGCCATCTATTAAAATAGTATCAGGATCTAATTTATATTTATACTTAGTCAATTCCAGCGATTCCAAGCAAAGAAATAACTTCTTGCTGCTTTAGATATAGTTTACAATAGAGTTTTGCAAAATTTCGCAACTCATCAATATCTAAGGTATCAACTATTCTTGCATGTCTTTCATATTCAAATAACTTATTTAAATCTTCAATCTGAATTTTTTCTGGATTCATTTATAAACTCCTTTAGTAAAGATTTTATTTCGTCAATGTCGGTTTTGAGTTGTTCTATTTCTTCCCTTTCTTTTTGTTTTTTCTTCCTTAAAGAAAGGTACTGACTATATCCGAAAGTGTCATGGTTGAGAATTGCTCCAGTAGATTCATCACGATACAAATTTTTATGACCCTCAACGGGTATCATTTTTGGTATCTTATCCATATTTTATGCCAATGCTATAACTCTAAAATCACTTAATCTAACCTTAGAACATTCATTACTCGATGACATTACTATTTTGATAACAAATCCAGTAAATGTGTCAAGATTATGTGCGCTAAACTGATATTCTAAAAATTCATCCGTTCCACTTGGTCTGACATAGGCATCGGGTAAACCATTATTCATAGAAGGATTGATAATAGTATCTCCATAACCATCACCATCAGTATCCTTTAGATTGGTATATCCTGGAAATAATGTATATGATTGAGAAACTTCTGTGGAATCGGGTTTGAACAATCTATATAGAACTCTAAAATCAGCATCTGCTGGTCTACATGCACCAACTAGGACTTTTAATGAAGTTGCCGCCTGTTTAAGATCAACTCTTTTAGTGATATAAACGGAACTATGAGGATCTCCAGATAGTTTATTTGATCTATCATCCATAACATAATCTAAAATAGGTCTATTCAATCTATTCCTTGAAAGAACAAAGGATGCTGTTTGCAAATCCAAAACTGGAGAAAGATTTTTATCTTTTGAAGTAAAATCAAATCTAAAGGTTAATGATTTATTTCTAGGTAAAGTTGTTAACTTATCGAGTTCATTAACTCGTGATGCTACCAATCTTGGAGTTGAGAAGAAAGTTGTTGAGTTAATTGTTACGGGAGTGTATCCATTATCTAAGAATGAGACTTCTGATCCACCAGCACTAGTTCCACTAATAGTTCTTACTTGAGCACTGGCAGTAACTCCGTCCCCAGGAGTTATGATGCGGAATTGAGGTCTAATAGAACTAAATTGGTGGTTTTGGGATACTCCTACCGTAGATCCACCAACACTCTTCATATCCGCAAAACTTAACTGGTTATCTCCGCCAAGTCGACCAGTTCTATCAATTTGTAGATAATATTTGTCCATTGTTTTGGATGAAACAAATATGGAACTTGTTGGGAGATCATGAGTTTTATTAATTCTTCTCAATGAAACTCCGTTTACTTCATATGGGCGTATTCTAGATCCTGATGGGTGTGGTATTATGGTAGTTCCATCAAATCCTCTTGTGGATATCTGCAAAGTTCCACTTCCAATATTCGAATATTCGACAATCTCATTTTCTATGAGAGCATATCCCCTACTAGTGCTACCAATACCTTCAAATGTCGTAAATGGGGTAGTACTTGTCACATAGATTACAGTATCTCCAATAGCAGTATCTGATATTGTTGTGGTTGATGTAGTGTCTGGTTCAATATTTTGAATGCTAACCTTATTAATTGGTCCATGCATTCCATGATTGTATTGTGTTATTTCAACAACATTTCCAGAATATAAGTCACTGACAAGAGTTGATGTTACATTAATTGATGCAGTTGTAGTTGTTCTTGTACTTCCCGCATAGTATAATAAAGTTTGTCCAGAAGGGAACGATTCTCCCTGCACATTTGTTAGGTACAGAGTATCTGGGACTGCATCAATTCCAGATACAGAAACTTTTGCTCCAGAACCACGACCGCCCGTACTACTGGTTGTAATACCAAGAACCTCGCCAGAAACATATCCATTTCCCCTAGTTCCACTAGTTACAACTACGCTACTTACTTTTCCACTAGAACTTGTGACAATAGTTGCAGTTGCACCACTTCCATTTCCAGACATTGAATATAATGGTACACCAGTATAAGTTTGTGAAGCCACAAATCCACTACCAGAAGAAACAAGTGTTAATCCTGTGGTAGCGGTAATACTACTTCCCAGTCTCTCAATAATACCTTCAGCACTACTGCCACTAACGTTACCATAACCAACTTTTCTTCCTGGAGTCAAAACAGAACTAAAAGCTCCAACTCCAGTAACACCAACTTTAAGTTTTCTTGGTAGTGTTTTTATAGGATTGCTTATTAATCTTTGGCAGTTAATATTTCCTGGATTAACTGGTGTATTGTAAAAGGTTGCAGTTCCGTTGGTAATAAATTCAGCTTTAAATAGTTTAAAGGTTAGATCTTGGTACTGGCTTGCAGTCCATATAGTTCCATTTTGTGATTTAAATAAGCTTCCGCCTGAGTATGGTTGAGATACGACAACACGCTGAGCTTCTGGTAAAGTAGCAGATCCTACTGTTTTTTGTCCCATAGTCGCAACCCACATTTCAAATTTATCTGAAGTTGGTGCCAAGAATACCAAAGCGTATTCTTTTCTTGCCTCCAGATAAATTGGTGATGGAAATGTAATCCTTGTCGGGACGGATGCATCATTAGAAACATTAATATTGCCTGGATCCAAAGCAATTCTTGCATAATCCTGAACTAAAGTTGATGTCGGTAAACCAAGTTCAACTGTTCTTAACTCGACAAACAGACGAGCATTAGGATCTTTGGAAGCAAAATAAACTTCGGCACCAGTTAAAAATGCACCAGTTTCATCGACTGTGAATGATTGTGCCAATGGATCTTTACCACCAGCTCTTCTTTGTGGAGTAATATCTTCGACGCTCTGCCTAATTTCTGGTGGCCTATCTGCTGGTCTTTCTGGATTCCTAACACTTACACTACTAGTATCTTGAGTTAGAATAGTTCCAGATGAACTGAAGATTGTGGAAGCATTACTCTCATCCTTTACACTTTTTGGAATTCCACTACTTATAGCACTTGCGAATGGACTAGTATTATTTTGATTAGATGCACTAAGTCTAAATGTTCTTTGTCCAGTTTTAATCTTTACTGAAGGTGCTGGTGAAGTATTGGGATCTCTAATAAAGATTGTACCATATACGTCACCATAATTATCACTTATAAGATCGTTTCTGGTACATTTGGCAATTGCACCACTTGTTTCGCCACTAATAACCGCATTGGCAACCATATATCCACCATAATCGTGCCCAAGATTGGATGCGGCCATAACGCCAACATTTAATAATCTAGATGATGATGAATATGTAGTTCCAGGGGCAGGTCTACTTCTATCATAAATATCAACTTCAAAAATCTTTTCGGGATTTTCCCAAGGACCAGTCTTATGACGTGGTGGTGGAACTGGGAATCTCATTATGAGTTCGCCATTCAAATGTGCCCTGGCATTTTCTCCAAC